AGCAGGCACCCGCCCGCGCGCCCCCCCCCCCCCCCCCCGGGCGCCCACCCCTTGCGGGCGGTGCCGCCACTATCGGTGACGCCACCGTGCTCGACCTGGCCAGGGCAAACCGAGAACCCGAAGAAACCAGCAGCACCAATGAAACGGCTGCTGAAACCGACCCGCAGAAAAACACAACCGCTTCGCGGGGGGGGGGCGGATGATCTCAAACAGCGCGCCGACGCCCTAGGCGTCATGATCCGCGCCGGGGTCGAACCCACAGTAGCCGCTGACCTGGCTGGCCTGCCCGGAATCCGATTCACCGGGGCAACCCCCGTATCACTATGGGAGAAAACCTAAACGACGCCCAGGGAGGGAGGTGCTAGCCATATGGCGCGAGACCTGGATGCCGAAGCCGACTACCAGCAGGCCATGGACAACCTGCGGACCCTCGCCATACGGGATTTGGTGTCCTGGTGGAAACAAACCGAAACCCTCGGCTTCGCCGACGCCAAACAGCTTATGGAAGAACCATTCCAGGCGATCATCGCAGCCTACGGGGAACAAGCCGCTTATGCTGCCGCTGACTACCTATTCCGCTCCCGCAGCCTCGACGACAACCTCCGTGGCCTGGAATATCCCGAAGTGGCCGACCCAGCGGGGTTTGAGCAAATCCTTGGCTCCTACGCCTGGGCACTAAACACCTCCCGCACCGCTACCGGCGATCTAGACCGGCAGCTAGCGCTACGGAAACTTGCCGGCATCACCAACCGCCTCGTGCAACAACCAGCCCGCGAAACCGTATACCAAGCCGCCCGGAAAGCCGGCACCCGGTATGCCAGAGTGCCGGAACCCCACGCCTGCACCTTCTGCCTCCTCTTGGCCAGCCGTGGCGCCGTCTATAGCCGCGATACGGTGCTGCTCACCGAAGCTGGTAAAAAATACCACGACAACTGCAAATGCCTCGGCATCGAAGTGCAAACCCCCGCCGACCTGCCGAAAATCAACCAAGAGCTAGAACAAATCTACGCGGCCTCTGGTAGGTACCCCGGCAGCGACCAAGAGGCTTTCGCCGAAGCCATAGAACGCCACCGAAACCAAACACCCGACTGGGTACCACCAGATGCCGTCAGATACCGGCGCGCAGTGGACATGTCGAAAGCCTCGGGCGATCGAAAAATCACAGTCAAAGAAGCCCTAGACATCGGCTTGGCGGATGACACAGCATGGCCTGAAAAAGAAGACCGAATCCGCAAATGGCTAGAAGATAACGGTGCACAATCCGTCATCAAACTGAAAGAACTTGATAAAATACCTGGTGGCGCGGGGCTTAGATTTAGGGATAGGACTGGAATCTCGAATACTCCTGATGCCATTGTTGATGGAGTCACGACGGAAATGAAATCCATCACCTCGAAAAATGGGATTAATAACAGGGGCAGAAAAGGGAAAAAACAATCAGACGCGCTCATTTATGATTTGAGGGGAGCGGAGCACGATGAGAAAACTATCCTGGCTGATTTACGCAGGGCAGTAGACAATAATGGCGCTGATCTTGATAGGATTGTAGTGATAACCAAGGAAAAAACAATTCTCTGGGAAAGGAGTTAGAAAATGTCGTATGCTGCATCCATCATCATTCGAGATGCTGCCGAAATACCTGAGGATGTTGCAACCCAAGCCAAGAATTTAATCGCATCGCGTTTTTCTACAGCGAAGAAATTCTCAAGTGTGTGGGTTAACGTGACACCCGTAAAGCAGCGGCGTGATTTCGGGATCGTCGAGATTGATGTTACGCAGTCTCGGGAATCAGCTGCGCTATCCTTGCTGAAGGAGATTTTCTTCTTCCTTTGCGAGAAGACAGATTGGGCCTTGGAACTCGATTGGGATGGCGCTGAAGACCTCAGTAGCGAATTCAGCGAATACATGCGCCGCCCCCGAGGGTCGTCTGATCCTGTGGTGTTCGACCCGTATTCCGATGAGGAACAGGACAACCCTTATTGGGAAAGGGAAGCCCAGCTAACCGTAGGCGCTTAAAACTATCATCCCCAGCAACCCGCGTTCTCCCCGCGAGACCGCGGGTTTTCTCATGCCCAAACAAAAACAGAAAGGACACAAAATATGCCAGCCAGAGCATTATCAATGCCCCCCTGGGTGCGAACCATCACCCCCGACATCCCCGCTGGTGGCGGCACGACTGATACCGCCCAGACGGATACTGCAACCCTGCAAACCTCAGACCGCGAAAGTGAAACCCCCGGCGACAACAGTAGTGGCAATGATGATGAGGGCGACCCCGACCCCGAGCCGGGGCCGGCAGCTGATGCGGCCGTGTGGAAAAAACACGCTCGCACTTGGGAAACCCGGGCTAAGGAAAACCGGAAAACCGCCGACACCTTGCAGGCCCAGCTTGATGCCGAAACAGGTAAAACCAAGAAGGCCGAGGAAGCCCTTGCTGAGGCAACCAAACGCCAACAGGCAGCCGAAGCCGCTGCCGCCCGCCTAGAGCTCGCCCTGGAATTCGGCCTCAACCGGAAAGAAGTCGAAACCCTCCTCCACGGCGATGCTGAAGCCATGCGCACCCAAGCACAGCTGCTTGCAGACCGCGCCGGGGCTGGGGCGTCGAAAAGTCGCCCCGCCACCTCGCCTCTCCAAGGCAAGGGTAAGGCCGGCTCCTCGAAAGAAAGCGACCGCAGCTGGGCGCGCCGCCTCATGGGCAAAACCAAAACCGAAAAATAAAGGATGTGAACTATCATGCAGCTCAACCCAATCCGTGAACCCCTGGGGGTCGATAACCGCAAGTGGTTAGGCAGCCGCCATGGTGTGGCTAATGCCCAAACCGTCACCATTGACGGGAAGAAGATTTCCGCCGTTGTGAAGGACAACGTTTTGCCTTCCGGTATCCCGCTGAAGCGTGGGGCTGGCGGTAAATACGAGCCAGTGACCGCGGTAGGTGACGCCCTAGCCGGGTTCCTGCTCACTTCCCAGTCTGCCAAGCAGAAAGACGTGGATATCGTGGCCCCCATGCTCGACCGCGGCCGCATCCGGGTGAAATACCTCCCCGAAGGCATATTCGACATCACCACTCTCACCACCCCTAACCCCCTGTTCATTCTCACCCCGAAGGAAGGTGACTAATCATGCTATGGACCGAAGTTGTGCAGCCGCAGTCCCTGACTACCGTGGCCCGCGAAACCCTCGACGAGCGGGAACGCTCCAAAAACATTCTCACCCAATTCCTCCCCAACCGCGTCGTTGACGACATCAACGTAAGTCTGTCCGCAACCACCAACGGTCTGGTTGAAGTGGCTGAATACCGAGCCTACGACGCTGAAACTCCCATCGGCGCCATGCCCGGCGGTAAGAAAATCTCCCTGGAGCTGCCGCCCCTGGGCCAGAAAATCCCTGTTAGTGAATACGACCGGCTCCGGGCCCGCGGCATCAATGCCCCAGCATCCGGTAAAGACCTGATCGGCCGGGCCACAATCACCGCAGCCCGGGCTGTTGCTGACCGCGTAGAGATGCTGCGTGGCGAGATTCTCACCACCGGTAAGGCCCTCATCAGTGAAAACCAGTTCAACGTGGAGCAGGATTTCGGCCGCGACCCCCGCCTCACCACCACCGTGGGCACCAAGTGGGACCAGTACGCTACTGCAACCCCGATCGAGGATTTACAGGCCCAGGCGGAGGTTTATGCCAACCTCAGCGGTGAGGCCCCCGGCTACCTGCTGGTATCCCCCAAAATCATCACCACCCTGATCCGTTGCGAAGAAATCCGCAAAATGGCCGGCGGCGTGAACGGTATCCCCAGCATGGTGACCGTGGACTTCCTCCACAGCGTGCTTGCCTCTTTCGAGCTACCGCCCCTTTTGCGGTACGACCGGAAGATCCGCAAAGGCGGCGTACTAAAACGGGTGATTGACGAAAAAACCGCCATCATGCTCCCCACCGTGGATGGTGAGGAATCCCCACTAGGCCGCACATTCTGGGGCACCACCCTCGAAGCCGTCGACCCGGCCTACGGCATTGCCGAAGAAGACCGCCCCGGCATCGTGGTTGGCGCCTACCAGGAAGACGACCCTAAGTCCACCTGGGTTCGGGCCAATGCTATCGGCATGCCCGTCGTTGGTGATGCTAACTACACCGCGGCCATGACCGTCCTCTAAGGGGAAGGAGAATACCCATGGCAACCATTCGTAGTGACCTTGAAACCTATGTGATTGCGCACGATGAAACCCAGGCCCATGTGCTCGCCCCAGGTGCGGAGGTGCCCGAAGGCGTAACCATCCACCCTGACCTGCTGGAACCGGAAGATCCCGAGGACCCCGAAGATCCTGAAGAATCAGGTGACGACGGGGCCGGTGGGGAGGACAAACCCCCTGCCAACCCGAAGACGACCCGCCGGAGCAGTAGTCGTGCTCGCAAATCTTGACGATGTTAAAGCCCGCATTCCCCACGTGGATTTCGACGAAGACCAAGCCCTAGGGCTACTGGAGGAGGCATCCGCGCTGGTTGAGGGCTACCTGCAAAAACCAGTGCCCGAACCGGTGCCGGAAACCATCAAAATCGTGGTATCCCGCATGGTAGCAAGGGTCATTGAGGCCCCCAAGGAAACCGCCTTCCAAGAATCCATGCAAGTCACCGCGGGTCCTTTCAGTCAAAGCGCTAACTTCACCCATGGTGGTAGCGGCGGCGCCCCCTGGCTCACCACATCGGATAAAACCATGCTGGCCCCCTTCCGTAAGAAACGCCGCGGCATCTACTCCATCACCATGAGCTAACGAAAGGAGTGCGATGCCAGGCCTGCCAACAATCAAGCAATACCCGGTAACCCGGCTCCGCCGCTTCAAAACCGGCACCGATGAGCTCGGCAACCCCACCTACGGGCTCCAGGGCACCATCATCCATGTGGTGGGCTGGGCGAAACCCACCACCGCGGAACCTGAACTAGCGGGCCATGCCCGCCGAACAGTCGCCATAAAAATGTATGCCCGCCCCGGTGACTTTATCGAAACCGACATCGCCATCCTCACCCCAGGTGGCGAACGCCTAGAGGTTGTGGGCGAACCTGAAAACTATGAACACGGCCCCTTCGGTTGGGCCCCAGAATTGGAGGTGATTAATCTTGCTGGAATCGAGTGAGCAATGGTTAGAAGTAACCCGTGGTGCTGAGGAAGACCGATCTGATTATATCCAATGCGTAAGCCTATCCTTCGATGGCGGCAGTCTTATCTGCTTCGCCGATGAAGGCATGCGGCAAGTACGAGCAGCCTATTCGCCCACCGGATGGGCCAGGTGCAGGTGGGTGGATTACAGCGAAGTACGCGCCGAACAAGACCAAGCTCAGCGCAAGTGAGCAGGCTATGGCAAAGTACGTGCCGAACAAATCCGCGCTGAAAGCACTGCTCAAAGACCCCATGACCCAAGGGATCGTAGTCGACCACGCCGAACAAGTAGCAGCTGCCGCAGGCGACGGGTTTGTCTCCTCCTACCAGATGGGCAAAACCCGCCACCGCTGCATCATCTACGCCGACACCTGGTCGGCCAAACGTCGAGAAGCCAGGGACAACATCCTCACCCGAGCCCTAGGCTAACCAGCCCTCTGGAAGGAGGCCCATGTGACCACCACCGCTACCACCACAGTGATTGCCGAGCTGGCGCGCCGGGTAGGGGTGCCAGTATCCAGCCGCATGCCTTCTACCCCGAAACCGCAAGCCTTCATTGTTGTTTCCCGCATCGGCGGCGGCATGGAGGACTGGGCACTCCGCAACCCCAGGTTTTTAGTGGAGTGCTACGCCCACACCGAGCTAGACGCTGAAGCCCTGGCCGAAAAGGCCTACGAAGCATGGGTGCGGATGCGGTCCGCCAAAATCCAATCCACCACCATAGATACCCTCACCAGGTATGACGACCCCGACCCGAAGCTCTACCGCTTCCAGTTCACCGGTGGCGTGCGGCTTTTAGCCCACTAGTATCCTGCCCCTGGTGCGGCAGCAGGGGACACCATCCTGCCGCAATTCCCTTTTTTCAACTTTCCTGATTTAGGAGAATACCCATGGCTATCAACATCCAAAACGCCTTCGTGGCCACCCCACCCATCGACGGCGGCGTCTACTTCAACGCCCCAGTTAACACCCCGCTGCCGAAGACCGCCCTTGAAACCCTCCATGAGGATTTCAAAGATCACGGCGCTGTGGGCGAAGACGGCTTCACTCACACCATTAACCGGGAAACCAGCACCGAAAAAATGTTCGGCGGCGACGACTGGGTGGATACGCAAACCTCATACACCGAAACAGTCGTTCTCACCCTACTCGAAGACGGCAACACTAACGTGCTACGATCCTGCTTTGGCGACGCAAATGTCATCGAAAAAGCCGCCACTGACAAGCACGGGCGCCAGACCACCGTGTATCACACCGCTGAACGGCTACCGCTCAAGCGTCATATCGTCAAAGCCGTCTCCGGTGAAAAAGCCAAGACGCTGGTTGTGCCTAACGGTCGGATCAGTACCGTGGAAAAAACCGCTGAAACCCATTCCGCGTCCACGAAATACAACATCACGATCACTGCTTTCAAGGGCCCCGCCGAATTCAAATTCGCAAACTCCTTCGAGCTACGGGACGACGGCATGGTCGACCCCAGCAACCCAGAACCCGCCACCCAAGACAAGACCGTGACCCTCCCCACTGGTGTTACAGGCGGCACCTTCACCCTTTCCGTCGACGGCCACGCCACCGCCGAACTAGCGTTTAACGCCACCGCCGACACCGTGCAGGCCGAGCTACGCAAACTCACAGGCGCTACCACCGCCACCGTCACCGGTAATGCTGGCGGGCCCTACACCATCAAAGATATTACCGGGGCCCTCACCGCCGACGGCACCAAACTCACCGGTGGCGCGGGCACCACCATCACCGTAAACCCCTAAACCCCTCCCCGGTAACTCCGGGCGGCGGAGGGAACAACAACGGCGGGGGGGGGGGAGCGCCGCCCCCCCAACCCGCGACCCGCGCGA